CTTGGCCCGCATAATTGCCATCATAGATATCGGTATATGCTCCATGTACATCTTGTTCAGGACAGTTCTCTCGTATGGCCGGAGCTCTTGAGTAAGCTGTATTGCCTCTGCTGGTAACGATTGTAGCCCAAAGTAATTAGCCAACTTTGAAACAGCCTCAAACAGCGTTGCTCGTCTACTGGCTGCCCTAACACGATGATTGAAAATATCGTGCGGATTCTTGCTGGTGTGCATCTTGCTCCAGTTTATGCTGTTGTACACCACTGCCAACAGCTCAACCGTTTTGTCTTCAATCTGCTTTTCTGTAAACATCCACCAACACCTCCCATAAGATATCACCCTTAAACTTGGTCAGCTCTCGCAGGAAATCACGATAGCCGCTTTCAATTGCCTTTTGCCATGTTTTCATTTTGAACTCGCACGTTGTAAGTTCCGTTTTGCTTATGCCCAACTCGACTGCCTTTGCAATAATATCCACATATACTTGTGCTTTCTCTCGTTCAAAAAGGATTGGTACATCGTACTTCTCGTGTGAAAAGAAGTATTTGTGCGGATTGTGTGCGACTCTGTGGATGCATGAAAGCCATGTTTGTTTTTGTCCGGTTTTGGCAATGTGGATAAAGAACGGTGGCTCTGGTGGGCTGAACAGGATTTGCTGCGCTTCGTCGTTTTTGAATGTTCGAAATTCCTGCGGTGATGCTACCCATGATTTTCTGCGGAACGTCTGGTCGCTAAAAAGGTATGCGCACTCTGGGCACATACAATTTCCCGCAAAGAAGTAGCTCCAGCCCGTAAAATTGTCCGATACACATTCCTTTAATGAGACTCCTTTGTCTGTATACCTCCCACATACAACACATGTACCATCGATATTTCCTGTCGGTGGAGCTCCTTTTGTTGCTTTTAGCAAAAGTTCTCCTAAAGTACTAACCATTTATACTCACCTCCTTTCTTCTAGCCATATTCCGCTTTCCCACTCTCTATAGAGTTCTATCCAGTCTTCTAATCTCATCACTACTAGCCAGCTCTCTCTATTTTTCCGCCAAAACACAGCCGGTTTTTCGTCTTCTTTTGCATCCCTTATAGCTTGTCTCATTGCCTCATAAACATTTAAGCGCTCTACTCTTTTGCACTCTATGTGAATGTGCGGTAGTCCAACCACGTCTTTTCCTTCTATACCGCTATATTGCTGACCTCTTCTTGTGTTGTATCCATACTCTTGCAAAATCTTCGCAAGCTCTAATTCGCCACGCTTGCCTTTACGCTTACTGTTCATTTTGCTAAAACACCTCTTTTCTTTTTGTTTGTTTTAGACGTATAAAACTATTACCTGATGTTTTAAAAACGATTGTAGGGCAAATATGAGCTTCTGAAGGGCATTTATTAGCATCACTCATTGTTTGCTGCTGAAAATATTTTGTTTGAGCGTCTTGTACAAAATCGTCACCACTCTTTCCAATCCTTCACGATAACCCTTCCAGTAATAAGTCCCATTAATTGAGTTTGCGTGAATTTCTTGTTCTCTTGCCTCGTTTATCTCGTTATTGATTTTGTCAAAAAGCCCGTCTAATATTTCTAATTCATGCCACTCCTTTGCACTCCAGCCGCAACTGTAACAAGTTACACATCCGCCCTCATGTACCAATTTTGCTCCGCATATTGGACATCTTCCTTCTACATTTAGTTGTTCTTGCGCTTCTAAATCCGCCTCAGTATCAAAGAAGTAATCTTCTCTCATTCACTTTCCCTCCTCCAATAATTCAGGATTTTGATAAATATTACCTAATATCTCAATCTCAAACCAATTATTTAAAAATCCTAAAGGAAATATTTCAAATCCTTTCGCTTTTACACAAAAAGCAGTTTCTTCTGGGATATAAACAACTTCCCCAATTACACCCTTCTTATCCGTTACAACTTTTACAATATCTGCCTCGTAAATTTCTTTTCCGTTTTTATCTCGTATCCCTGTGTATTGCATAAGTTCAACCTCTTTGGTTAGATTAATGTACTGTGCAGAACATCCACAATTACATAATTCACCAGTATTTCCAGTAATATATACATTGCCTTGTAAATCTATCATATTAGGTCTATCTAATTCACACCCGCAAAACATTTTTTTTCTTTTTTTATCCCATGCTCTGAATTTAATTTCTCTCATTTTTTTTCTTCCTCCTTTGAAATTTGTATCTCTTCCTTCTCATAAAATGCTTGCAAATCCGCATTGTCAAAACCGGGAGCTAACCTCCCACACAGCTTCCAGCTTAATTCCACACAATAGCTGTAAGCAGCATTTTTATCACCGCCAGCCATCTCTAAAGCCTTCCTTGCAAGATAAGGATGTACTTTGTCAGGATTGCCTTTCTTGTTCTTACCCATTTTCCCTCATCTCCTTCATCACTTTACTTTACCTCCTCGTATGTTGCTTCAAATATGTCAGGCTTGACAGGATAGAATTCCCCGTTAATGCCTTTTACAATATAATCTCCTACCTGAGCATTTAAAGTGCCTTCAAGTGTATCAATTTTTACTACTGGATTATCTGGGTCTGTATAATCAATTACGTAACCATTCATAAAGTTAGATACTTCCTTCAATGACTCTATATCACCTTTAAACTGTACTGCCTCAACAATTACTGGCTTCTTTCTGTATTTTTTCACAGGCATTTTTCTACTCCTCCTCCCCTGCGAAAATTCTTATAATTCTTTTTAACCGTTTGTTTTCTTCTACAAGTTTCTCATTCTCCTCCGCAAGTTTATGTACAAGCTGTCTTAATTGTCTGTTTTCTTCTTTTCGTGCTTCTAGCTCATCAAAGTAAATCATACGCATTCTCCTTTCTTGCTTTTTTGTAAAGTTTATCCGCAATTTCTAAATATCTTTTGTCTTTTGTTTTTTTGTATTGTTTTTCAATTTCGTCAAAAATCATATCTACCAACAGCAACAGATTATCTCTTACTATCTCTTGCGCCTCTTTATCATCCCCGTACTGGTCTATCAATTGTTCTGTCCTCTGTGCAATTTTCTCAAACTTTTTTTCATCGAACATGCCTTACTCTCTCCTTACTCTCTCTTTGCAAGATTTCTGAAAGTAATATAATCTTTCAAGAATGCCAATTTAATTGTGCCAGTAGGTCCTGACCTTTGTTTTGCAATTATCACCTCTGCTACGCCAGCTTCTTTTGTGTCTGGATGGTAATACTCGTCTCTGTACAACAACCACACCATATCACTATCCTGTTCAATGCTCCCGCTTTCCCTCAAGTCGCTCAACATTGGCCTTTTGTTCTGCCTCTTTTCTACTTCTCTGTTTAATTGGCTTAAAGCTATGACTGGAATATTCAATTCCCGTGCTAACTTCTTTAAGTTACGAGATATTTTTGCTATTTCGTTCTGCCTGTTTTCATAACTACTGTCATTACCACCTTCCATAAGCTGTAGGTAATCAACTATTACGAGCTTCAAATCGTGCGTCTTTTTAAAATCCCTGCATATAGACCGCAATTGATAAATGTTCAAATCTGTATCGTCGCATATATAGAGTGGCAATTTCGCCAGTTGTGCTACTTGTATGCCTATCTTCTTCCATGTTTCATCGCTTATTAGTCCTGTTCTTAGCTGATAGCCATCAATGTATGGTTTTGTCCCCCATTGGATAAATGCTCTTTCCCCTAACTGTTCTTTGCTCATTTCTAAGCTGAAGTACAATACCGTATTCCCCTTACTTGCTACATTCATAGCTATATCCAGTGCAAAAGCACTTTTGCCCATCGCCGGCCTGCCTGCTATTGTGATTAATTCTCCGTTTCTCAGCCCGCCTGTGGCATTATTCAAATCTGTAAAACCTGTGTCTAATCCAACTGGTTTTCCTCTATTTTTGTAGCGCTCTTCAAGAATTTTCAACGTATCGAAAACAATCTCTTTCATGCTTTTTATGTTTGTATATTCTTTCTCTCCGAGCGTATTAAATATCTCTTGCGCTATGTTTAGTTTTTTTTCGAATTCCATGTCCTCTTTTGCAAGCTTTATTAATTCCTGCCCCGCATTTACAAGGCGACGTATTTTTGTCTTTTCTTTTAAAACCGCCACCGCTTCATCAAAGTCCACAGTCTCAGCATCTTCTAAAATTTTTTTAATGTATCCAGCATTTTGATTTCTGTCTTTCATAAATGCTGAGACGCTAACAATATCAACATTTTCTTTTTGCTCAAGCAGGGTTTTTATTGCTACAAATACTTGCTTATTTTCTGTAGCGTAAAAATCCTCTTCTGTTAGTTTCAAAACTTTATCTTCTATGTCATCATCAAGCAACAGTACTGCCAGCACGTTTTTTTCTAGCTCAATATCGTATATTTTCATCCACTATCACCTGCCAGTAAATTCCCATATTTTTCTTTAAGTTGCTCTGTAAGTGTTTTAATGGGTTGGTTTATAGGTTGTGTTTCTGAACCTGCTTTCCTGTCCTGCCAGTCTCTACGGTATGCTTCAACGTCTGCTTTTGTCTTTAGCCCCTGCGCCACCCAAGTCTTTAAAATTTTCTCGATGTAAGATAATTTGCGCACATTGTTTTTTACCGCTTCCTCTATAGCCATAATAACTACGTCGGCTTCTACATCCTCTAACCATGACTCTAATTTTTTTATCTCTAATGGTGTAGGTGGATGTATGTTTTGTTCAAAAACCTCAAAAATTTTCTTCAGCTGTTGTTGACTATTATCTACTACTACAACAACTTCTTTATATTCTTTTTCATTCTTATTATTCTTGTTTGTGTGTTTCTGCGTCGTTTCTGTGTCGTTTGTCTGTCGTTTCTCTGTCGTTTTTGCGTCGTTTAAATCTTGGTAAAGGCTATAATTTTCAATGGTTATAACCGTCTTTTTTGCGTCGCTAAAATATGAAATCATTCCGTCGTTTTGGAGCAAATTTAA